GGGCGAGAAGGCCGCAGACGCTGCGCGACGGTTTGCCACGCCATACGTGGTCATCACTTGGCCTGCCGGCGCCATGGCAACGGACAAGGCCGATTGGACGCCGCTGGCAGGCCGCAAGGTGCTGCTATGGCCGGACGCAGACGAGCCTGGCCGAAAGGCCATGGAGCGCGTGGCCCAGATCATCCATGAGCGGGCAACCGAGGTCAAGGTTCTGGACGTTTCGGGCCAACCGGACGGGTGGGACGCAGCCGACGCTGACTTTGCGTGCTGGGACGACTGCAAGGCTTTCATGGTGCCACGGGCGACAAAGTGGCGACCTAGCGCAGCGGTCGCCATTCCACCGTCAATCGATCCAGAGACAGGCGAGATCGACGCTCGGCAACAGCTTGATCTGGTGCTGATGCCGAACGGGGCGCCCATCATGAACCTTGACAACGTGGTCAGGGCGATTGAGTCTGATCCAAATCTGCGCGGCAAGATTTGGTATGACGAGTTCCTGGACACGATCATGACCACCTGGCAGGGTGACGCACGCCAGTGGAAAGACGCCGACGACGTGCTGCTGCAGCTCTACATGCAACGCCATGTAGGACTCACGCGCATCGGCCTGCAAACGTGCCACGACGCCGCTGTGGTGGCCGCCTTCCACGACACTCGCAACGAGTGCAAGGACTGGCTGAAGTCGCTTGCCTGGGACGGCGTGCGCCGGCTGTCCTACCTGATGTCAGAAGGCCTTGGAGCCCCAGAAAATGCCTACACCGACGCCGTAGGCCGCTGCTGGGTCATGTCAATGGTGGCCCGCGTGTTTCGGCCAGGCTGCAAGGTTGATACCGTGCCTGTTCTGGAGGGAACGCAAGGCGCCGGCAAGTCCACCGCGCTGCGCATCCTCGGAGGCAAGTGGTTCACAGAGTGTCACGAAAACGTGACGCACAAAGACTTCTACGAAGTCCTGAAAGGCCACATGCTGGTCGAGATTGCAGAGATGCACTCATTTACTCGCGCAGAGGTTGAGCGCATCAAAGGCATTATCTCTTGCCAGATGGACAGATATAGAAAGAGTTACGGCAGAAACACAGAAAACCATCCGAGACAAACGGTTCTGGCCTGCACAACGAACCGAGACGACTGGCAGAGAGACGAAACTGGAGCACGCCGGTTCTGGCCCGTTCGCTGCGGCAACGTGAACCACGATTGGCTGCGTGACAACCGAGACCAGCTCTTTGCTGAAGCCGTGCACCTGTTCAACGATGGCGGCTCATGGTGGGACGTTCCGATGGACCTTCAAAACGAAGAGGTTGAGTCCAGGCGCGATTCCGACTCATGGGAATCCGTTATCGGAGGGTGGCTGTGGAATCAGAATCGTCCGACAACATCAGAGATTTTGTCTGACTGTTTGAAGATTGAGATCGGTCGCCATGACCAGATCGCACAGAAACGGGTCGGTCGCGTGATGCGAGTTCTTGGATGGAGGACTGTGGTGACGAAATCTTCCCACGGACGCAGTTTTCGGGTGTGGATCAAAGACGAGTAGAACGTGTAGAGTCTCTACACGTGCTAAGTTGTTGTCAGCATTAGAGTTCTACACGTTCTACACGTTCTACACCATGTCTATACTAATACACATGCGCACACACATGCGCACGCACATGGAGGGGTTTTGAAAATCACGTGTTCTACGTGTAGACGTGTAGAACGCGTAGAGTCCAGCGACAAGCGCTAGACCCGTTTTTGAGACCGTGAGCAGCGACTAACATAGGAGCAAACATGGCAAACAAACCGACCAAGCCAGGAAGCCCTGAGCGGGCAAAGTTGGCCGATGCCGTCCTGGCGAACATGGAAGCCGGCATGAGCTGCTGGAAGGCCTGCGAGAAGGCCGGCGTGAAGAACAGCACGTTCATGCTGTGGGTGAGTCAGGACAGCGCTCTGGCTGAGAGCTACGCGCAGGCGCGCGAGAACTTCGTCGAGCGCATCGCTCAAGAGGTCATGGAGTTATCCGACGTCGATGTCGGAGAAACCCCAGATGGCCGGAAGGATTGGGCCGCTGTGCAAAAGCACAAACTTCAGGTAGATACTCGCAAGTGGCTGTTATCGAAACTGGCGCCGAAAAAATACGGCGAGAAAATCGAGATCAGCGGAGACAAAGAATCTCCTCTGGTGCACCGCATCGAGCGCGTGGTGGTTAAGTGACCACCCTGCGCATCGAAACCCCAGAGTGGGCGCTGCCGCTGCTGGGCAAGGCGCGGTACAAGGGCGCACACGGCGGCCGAGGCTCTGGCAAGTCGCACTTCTTCGCAGAGGCCATGGTTGAGGCGCACATCATGGACCCGACAAGCCGCAGCGTCTGCGTGCGCGAGGTGCAGAAGTCCCTGAGCCAGTCTGTGAAGCGCCTTCTGGAGCTCAAGATCGAGGCGCTGAACGCGGGCGCTTACTTCGAGGTGCAAGAGGCCGTGATCAAGTCCAAGCGAGGCGACGGGTTGATCATTTTCCAGGGCATGCAGAACCACACAGCGGACTCGATCAAGTCCCTGGAAGGGTATGACCGCGCCTGGGTTGAGGAAGCGCAGAGCCTGTCGCAGCGCAGCCTGGACCTGCTGCGGCCGACGATCCGCAAGCCGGACTCAGAACTGTGGTTCACCTGGAACCCAAGCCAGGACTCCGACCCGGTGGACCAGCTGCTGCGCGGCCCGAAGCCGCCGCCTGACGCCGTGGTGGTTGAGGTGAACTTCGAGCAAAACCCGTGGTTTCCTGACGTCCTGCGGGCCGAGATGGAATATGACCGTGGCCGAGACCCGGACAAGTACGCGCACGTCTGGCGCGGCGGCTACGTCAGCAACAGCACGGCCCGCGTGTTCCAGAACTGGCGCGTCGAGGACTTCGACTCCCCGAAGGACGCCATCCACCGCCTGGGCGCCGACTGGGGCTTCGCCACCGACCCGACCGTGCTGGTGCGCTGCCACGTTGTCGGCCGCACGCTCTACATCGACCACGAAGCCTACATGGTTGGCTGCGAGATCATGAACACGCCCGACCTGTTCATGACCGTGCCAGAGGCCGAGAAATGGCCCATGGTGGCCGACAGCTCAAGGCCCGAGACCATCAGCCACATGCGCAAGCACGGGTTCCCAAAGATCCTGTCAGCCGTCAAAGGCCCGCGCAGCGTCGAGGAGGGCATCGAATGGCTGAAGTCCTACGACATCGTGGTCCACCCGCGCTGCCTGCACACGATTGACGAGCTGACGCACTACTCGTATAAGAGCGATCCGCTAACAGGCCAGATCCTGCCGGTGCTGCAGGACAAGCACAATCACGTCATCGATGCTTTAAGGTACGCTTGCGAAGGCATGAGGCGTGCCGCAGCGGTCACGCGGCAGGTCTCAGCGGTGCCATTGCCTACTACCAGCCGCTGGTAGCATAATCCGGCAAGGAAATCAATCGGAGCCAGCATGGCGCGCATATCCACCGAGCAGAGGCTCATGAACCTGCATCAGGAAGCGCTGCGGCAGTTCAACGACATTCAGACAGCCCTGCGCGACGAGCGCCTGCAGTGCTTGCAGGACCGCCGTTTCTACAGCCTGGCCGGCAGCCAGTGGGAAGGCCCGCTGCGCGACATCTACGAGAAAAAGCCGCGCATGGAGGTGAACAAGGTTCACCTGAGCGTCATCCGCATCATCAACGAGTACCGCGCCAACCGCGTGACGGTGGACTTCACGCCGAAGGATGGCGGCGGCCCAGAGGCCGACAAGCTGGCAGAGACATGCGATGCCCTGTACCGGGCCGACGAGCAGGACAGCGTGGCCGACGAGGCCTATGACAACGCCTTCGAGGAGGCCGTGGGCGGCGGCATTGGGGCGTGGCGCCTGCGCACCGTCTACGAGGACGAGGGCGACCCTGACAACGAGCGCCAGCGCATCCGCATCGAGCCGATCTTCGACGCGGACTCCAGCGTGTACTTCGACCTGAACGCCAAGCGCCAGGACAAGTCCGACGCCAGGTTCGCGTTCGTGGTCTCCAGCATGACGCGGGCCAGCTACATCGCGGAGTTTGGAGACGATCCGACCGACTGGCCGAAGATCGTCCACCAGTACGAGTTCGACTGGCAGACGCCGGACGTTGTGTTTGTGGCGCAGTACTTCAAGGTTGAGGACGTCACCGAGACCATCCGCGTGTTCCGGGCCATTGACGGCACCGAGGAGAAATACCGCCAGAGCGAGTTCGACGCCGACGAGACGCTTGAGGACACGCTGGCCGCCATCGGCAGCGTCGAGGTGCGTCAGCGCAAGATCAAGCGCAAGCGCGTGCGCAAGTACCTGATGAGCGGCGGCAAGGTGCTCGAGGACTCCGGGTTCATCGCAGGCGAGTGCATCCCGGTAATCCCGAACTACGGCAAGCGCTGGTTCGTGGACAACATCGAGCGCTGCATGGGCCACGTGCGCCTGGCCAAGGACAGCCAGCGCCTGAAAAACATGCAGCTGTCGAAGCTGGCAGAAATCTCCGCGCTGTCCAGCGTAGAGAAGCCAATCCTGCTGCCCGAGCAGGTCGCTGGCCACCAGGTGATGTGGGCCGACGACAACCTGCGCAACTATCCGTATCTGCTGGTCAACCCGATCAGCGGGCCTGACGGAAGCCAGCAGGCAGCTGGGCCGGTGGCGTACACCAAGAGCCCGACGATTCCGCCTGCGATGGCCGCCCTGCTGCAGATCACAGAGTCTGACATGCAGGAGATTCTGGGCTCGTCGCAGCAGGCCGACAAGATGGTCTCGAACACCTCCGGCAAGGCCGTGGAGTTGATCCAGACGCGGCTGGACATGCAGACCTTCATCTACATGAGCAACTTCGCCAAGGCCATGAAGCGCTGCGGCGAGGTGTGGCTGTCCATGGCCCGCGAGGTCTACGTCGAGGAAGGCCGCAAGATGAAGGGCATTGGCTCTGACGGCAACCCGATGCAGATCACCCTGATGCAGCCCATGGTCACCGAGGCCGGCGAGATGGCGCTGTCCAACGACCTGAGTGCCGCGAAGCTAGACGTCAACGTCGAAGTCGGCCCAAGCAGCAGCAGCAAGCGCGCAGCCACGGTGCGGGCGCTGACGGGCATGATGGCCATCACGCAAGACCCCGAGACACAGCAAGTCTTGCAGGCCATGGCCATGATGAACATGGAAGGCGAGGGCATCGCAGACGTGAGGGATTATTTCCGCATGCGCCTGGTGAAGATGGGCGTCATCAAGCCGACCGACGAGGAAGCCGAAGAGATGATGATCGAGCTGCAGGGCCAGCCGCAAGACCCGAACGCGGTGTTCCTGCAGGCTGCGGCCGAGGAGGCCCAGGCCAAGGCAGCCAAGGCCCGCGCCGATGTGGTCAACACGGTGGCCGACGCCGAACTGACGCAGGCAAAGACGGCCGAGATCATGGTCAAGATCGGAGGCGAGGTTGAGGGTGCGATGCAGCCGCAATCCACGCCAGAGCCGGCTGCGCCGCAGATTGATCCGTTCGAAGCAGCCAAGCGCGAACTGGAACTCGAAAACATGCGGATGGACAACGCCGCGAAGTTCGCATCCTTGGCTAAGGCACTCAAGCAGCAGCAAGCCGAGGAAGAATCCGGCAGCGAAGAAGAGTCCGAGTCCGATGAGTCCGATGATAAAGTCGGAGAAGACCTGGACGAACTCAAGGCAATGGTCGAGGCTCTGGCACGGCAAGTCGCGGATTTGAAGCCGCAGCAACCGATCATCGTGGCCACGGGTGGCGGCGGCAAGAAAATCCAGATCACCAAGACCCCGACCGGTTTCTCCGGTGAGGTTGTCAACGAAGACTGAAAGGGACCATCATGTCCATGACCAACGCAGCCGAGCAGGCCTTCCTGGATCTGCTGTTCCTGAATGTCG